GTTTAGGTTGGTGAAGTTAGCATCCACCTCGTTATTAGTGAGAGGCGAACCCTTCCCAGAGCGTGTTGTAATCGTAGTCATGGTTAACCTCTTACTAAATTAGGATGCAGTTAAAGTGATAGTCCAGTTGACAGTCAGCGTATCGTCAGCCCCTTTGTTCACTACACTAAACACAGTACGGCAGAGCATAGTGCCGCCAGATAAAGCATTGAAGATACCTGCCTCAGTCACCGCACCAGTTGCGTCACCCGCCTCGAATGAAGCAACGTAAACAATCTGGTTGTTAGTAACTGTGGAAGAGTCTAAGTCCTCGCGTGAGCCAAGCTGCGAACCCAGGGTAGTGTCGCCAGCCGCAGCAGCAGTTGAGCCAGAACCCAACGCCATGTGCGTCATTGCTGTCTCGTCGTTTTTCATGCGGTCACAGATAAAGTTCAAGCCTGTATTCACAATCAAGTTCTCAATGAGACGCTCGTCTTTTACGTTGCCGTCCTTGTCCCGAAGAACCAGTGCGACATCGCCTCGTAGTTTCAATCCATCGTTCATCATGTAAATGTCCTCGATGCGCCGACATAGTCTTCGGCAAAGTAAGTGAAGTCACAATAACCCTGACTCCTTAGGCTACCAGAACTCACTGCTGAAGGGGTTTCAGCAAGAGACTTAGTCATTGATTTTACATCTGTATCAGTGAATGCGCCATCATCAGACTTGACAGCGTTAAAATCTATTGTGTCTGAATCTGACGTGCTAAATGCGTCAGTGAAGTCACGGATATAGACAACATTCTTGGCAAACGTGTCTGTGACTGTTCCGCTATCAGCGGCCGGCCTAGTAACTACTTTCGCAGGTGAGTCATTAGCAGCCGGGGTCTCGCTTAAATTACGTATATAGGCAACGTCTCTGTCAAACACATCCGTGATAGACGCAATCTCTGTTCTGGTCTTAACGAATGATATTTCTTGGTCGTCTTCAGTAGACGCCTCGCCATCTAAATCATCGGTAACGAAGGCTTGGTCAGATAGATTCTTGACGTAGGTCAACTCTGGTTCATCTTCTAGGAAAATTCTGTCTAGTCTTTCGCCGGCTACGTAGTCCTCTAAAAAATACGTGACATCACAATAATCATGCGCGGTATCGCCGCCCACATCCTTAGTAACATCAAGCGTGTCATTGTCTGTAATCGCAGGAGCTTCTGTAAGCGGCTTCACGGCCGTTAATGCCGCGTCCTCTGCGACAGCGCCGGCATCCGATAAAGGCTTTGTGAGAGACGTTACGTGCGCCTCTGAGACACTAGGTGATTCCGATAAGGCTTTGAGTGCCGCGAGGATATCAACATCAGTTAAAGCGACAGGGTCAGCAATGTTCTTCGCAACAGTCAGCGTATCATTGTCTGCTGCGCTAGGAGATTCAGATAAGTTCTTGCTTACATCTAGAGTGTGCTGTTCTGAGACATCTGCTTCATCTGAGGCAAAGAAGAACCTAAGGAAGATGCCAATAGCGTATTCAGCTTTTAAGGAGATACCCTGGTATACCGCAGAAAGCGATTGTCCAGTGACTTCGGCTACTAGCCTTATGCTAGTGTATGCATTCCTTAAAAAGCGGTCGATTCTCACGCAAAGTCTTCTCTCAGATAAAACTCAACAATCTCGTAGACTGTTTCACGAATCCCAGCATCAGTCACGACTTCTACCTCGCCCTCATAATACCCAGCGTCCAAATCCAACTGCCCACTAGAAAATACGAAGTAGCAGATTCCATTGCCTAAGTTTTCTGGGCTTGATTGATTGGTCAGAGAGAAAAGAACCGTTGTCGTATCCTTCTTGCGGAAGTGCAGCTTGACCGTTGCTCCGGTCAAATCCTCTGCTGTACCAGTGTCTGAGCGCGTTAGCTCGACTTTAATCTGCGGCCCTGTGTCGCCTTGCACTAAACTAATCTTTGACATAATCGCCTCCTAAAGTCGCATTATCTCATACATCAATGGTGCCTAAGACATCAGGCTCATTAGTTTCTGCATTCACACTTGAGGCAATCCAATACTCTTTAACATCACTAGATGTGTCATCAGCAATGGCGGTTTCTGCTAATGCTGGGCTGTCATAGTTGCCGATGACTATGTATGCCCCGTCAGTCTGTCTTGTATAACCTGCAACGAGTGCCATGTGTCCTCACGTACTTAAAATGATTTGTGTATCTATAGCAGAAAGACTGAGGGTTCCTGTAGATAAACTCTGACTGTAAACCCTTATTCTATATTCTTCTTGCGAATCACTTTTCGCTAATGCTTGTGTAAGTGGTAACGTCTGCATAGCCGTTGTGCCGATAGCAGGTATAGGAAAGCGTTGAGCGCCAGCCGCGTCGCCAAGCCATGTGCCGCTTGAAAGCCATCTATCTTCATTGTAATAAAGCGTTCCAGACGTGAAGGTTGGAGTTGACGGACTTGGATTGCCATAAATAATTCGAGTGCGATTAGTTGACCCATCAAATTCCACTGACGATGGTGACGCAACAAAACTTGGTGACGTTTGTGAAGTAGCTATACCGCCATAAACGTCTATTTCTTTTGTGTGATTTCCGCTTACTTCAACGTAGTGTGTATATGGCTGACCAGTTGTGCCAGAGCCAGCAATTGACCCAATGCTTACACCTGATGCAGTGCCCGCGCTTTTTCTCTGAAACTCCATGACTAAAAGACAAGCATCTAAATTAGAAGACGCTTGATACTTAATTTTCCCTAATAAGCTCGCATATTTAGTAATCGCAATATCAGGTGCGGGCACAACAAATTCTGTAAAAGTGTCAGCAACTAAAGCAGGTACGGAATGATATGGATAAACAAATTTACTAAGGTTGAACACCTCAGAAATATCGCCCGATATCTTATTGGCGGTAATAGATTCAACAACGATAGTCCTGCCCGTAATTACGTTATCAGGTATCTCAGTCGCCGTGATGTCCATAGGGTCGGCATACAAGCCGCCCGCGACAATCGTGTCTGCGTTCACTTCATCTAAACGCAGTTGACCTAAAGCAACCAGTTTCGCTGTTGTCGTACTTGCGCCTGTTTTGTAGTGCGCGCCACTTACCGTACCTGTAAAGCTATTTGGATTGAACTCAGGCCACGTAAGTCGCTTTGCAGTACCCGTGCCTGTACCAGCGGCTGTTGCGGTAAAGGTAACTCCTACCGTATTTGCGCTGGCTCCAATAGCAGTAAAATCAGTTGTGCCGACAGTTAAAATTTCATACTTAACGCCAGCAATTAAATTTGTTGCATTGCTGATGTAGTCGTTAGTGTCGTAGTACCACTTATCATCTTCAGTCCAAACAAACGCGCAGTTGATATCCCCGAAAGAACCCTGTCCACCAGAACCCATCTGAAAGGGCTGCGTCTTGTTAATATCAAAGGCAATGAATCCATTTTTGCCAATGAATGAAGTAATGACAGTGTTGCTGCCAGTGCTATTTGTGTACTGGTCATGCTCAATCGTAATTTGCTCACCGTCATACAACACAAAGCCGTCTGTATCATAGTTGGGTGTGCCATCAAGGTTAACACCCACTAGTGCCGCTTCGCCGCTATTAGGTGTTACACCATCTGTGTAGTAATTTAATAAAAGCGCAATTGTTCTAGCTTCAATCTCACCTGCGCCTACGTCCTCGCTTGTTACCTGTAAGCTAGTGCCAGCCTCGCCTGAGGTGTAAGCAGACTTGTTGCCTGAGAAGTCTACGGCCCGCAGGAAAAAGTATTTGGTGACAGCGGCAGCTTGTCCTGTCGGGTACACGTACTCCTCACCAGTAATCACGGCTTCCGGTGTAGCGCCATCTGCGGGTGTCGAATTGCTGGCTACAACGTGAACCTCAATCTGCTTGAGGTCGATATCCGAGGGATTGGTCCAAGTGACTGTAATAGCCCTAAGACCGCCTGTCGTTCCTAATCCCGTTGGCAAGCCAGGGCCAGTGTCATCACCCTCTAATAGAAAATTACTAACGGTCGTCCCGGTTGAGCTAACCCCAATCAGGTTTTGAGCTTGGATTCGGAAGTCATATCTTTGATTAACGTCAAGACCACTAAGAATGATTCGAGTCTCGCGAGTTTCTGCCTCAAAGTAATCAGTAGTGCCGTTCTTGTTGTAGCGTATTTTGTAGAACTCGATAAAGGCATCATCAGGTGCGGTCCATACAAGCTGCACAGATGAATTAACGCCACCATCAGGACCAAGCAATCCTATCTCAGTGATATCACTCGCAGTGAATGTGACGTTCTCGACCGTTCTACCGTCATATAAGTCCAGTTCACCGCCAGATAAGAAGTCTTCTTCATCATTACTAGACCAATCATAGACTTCAGATGCAGTTTCAATGCACTCAAGCCGAACGCCTACCTCTCCGCTAGAATTGACTACGAGCTCGTATCCGATAACCTCGAAAACTTTCCCGTCATATCCAAGCTTGTCGTAATCAAGGTAAATCGTATCGCCAATCTTTATCTTCAACCCGGTGAGATTGACGGTCATTGATACAACAATTTCTTGACGACTCTTTCGAGCGGCTATCTTCGCCAAGCGTTGTGCCTGGAAGTTGTTAGTCACAAAAGGCAGTGGCATATCTAGATACAGTAAATCGCCATCTGCCGCAGCCGCTGCAGACGCATAACCTGTACCACTGCCAGCCCCGGTTGCAGTGAACTCAACACCGACTGCGTTTGACGATGCGCCTATCGCAGTAAAGTCAGTCGTACCTACAAACAAAATTCTGTATTTCTTATCGGTCTCAAAACTGCCGGCAAGCGTTTTAAGGGTTTGGGCAGGGTAATCTAATACTTTGTAGTTCTTCTCTTCAGAGAGGAAAGTACCTTTGACACTGTTGTATATGCTGCGCCGTGACTGTTTTGTCTGCGTCTTGATGGGAGAGATAATGACGCTTTCATCAATGGTAACCGTGGGAGTGCGGTACTCTGCGCCTTCTATGAAATACTCGCCGCCAGAGTATGTCAGCCGGCCACCCATGGATGACAATAGCTGTTCAATGTTGGCTCTGATTTGATTGCTGGTATCGATTACACCATTACATTGATAGCGGTCTTGTGTGCCTCCGCCAGATAGCGATACCTGCTCTTCACATAAGTTAGCTGCCGCCGCTAACGCCGTGTAATTAATATTGGCAGATTCTTCTCCCAAGCCATATTTACTATCCAGAAGATAGTCCCGTACACACAACGCAGGATTTTGACTGTAGGTAAATACCTCTGTTCTAGGGTCGTATACTTTTTTACCTCTTATCACGGCCGTGATGTTTGGTACGCCCTGCGGGAACTTGTCCCTATTCCATTCAAGTCTAAAGGCTATATAGGCAATGCCCGACAACTTGTGGTCGGTAGTCCAATTGCTTGATGCGCTTACTAATGATGTTGATGCAGCTTGTGAAGCCGTTCCAAACTTGCGGTCGATAGTGACGTAGGTTCCCCAATCACTTTGGAAGCCGCCGCTAGAGGTCCATATCTTGTTGTCGTTGAACCAAATCTCGTCATAACCTTGAATCTCATGTGACGCAAAAACCACCACTAAATGTAGGTACTTATTGTCATCACCTGAGTGGTCGATAAAGACGACATTGCCACCAGTACGAACCTTTCCATAAACGAGTTTGCGAGGGCCGGCCGGGTCTCTAGTAGTTACCGTAACGCCGCGCATTTGAGCGCCTAAATCTGGTTTCGGTATGAGCGCCTTTGACAGCATGGAGACACCAGCGCCCAATGCAAACATAGCCGCAAATGCCGCGCCCCCGGTAAGACCGAAAAAAGTCATAGCCGCTATGCTACCAGCAGCTATTGCTCCTCCCGCGGCAGTAACTAATCCAACAACAGCACTAACAGCCATGACTTACCTCAAACACTTAGAATAGATGCGCTCGATACAATCAAATCCGAGCCGCTCTAGAATGACATCAAAAGGCTGATGAATCTTAGTATTGATAAGTATCTTAGATACGCCTTCAGCCTCAAGACACTTAATCGCGTACTTAATAAGCTTGACGCCGGTCATGCCTTCTCTAGCGCTTTTGCGTAAGAAGATAATGTCATTGTTAGCAAACGTATGGTTTTTGTAATGCAAAGACTTGCTCACTAGGACTACGAAATAGCCCACAAGATGACCCTCATTACGCGCCGTATAGACACGTAACGAGCCAATATAGTCATAGGCCGCATAAGCATCCCAATCAGGATTCAGCTTAATAACATCTTTATTCAGCGCAATCTCTTCCCAGTGCTCTTCAATAAGCGGAAGGATGTCTTCTTTGACGTTTGCTAAGTTTTCGTGTGCAAAATCCATTTTGTTTTCCTATTCTAAATCTCTAGTTCTACCGTCTCCCGGCTCACGACTGCCACCGCCACCGCCACTGCCACTACCCACGCTCTCACTACCCCAGACGATTTCCTTTTCGGATATCTCAGCAACAAACTCCAATCCTTTATCATCGGGATAATCTATCTTCTGGTCTTCTGCGGTATAACGGCGAATCCTACTGCGCTGGAATTCAATCAGTCGATTCTCAACAGACACAGATATAGTCGCCGTCTCTGCACCATCTTGAATAACCATCGTGTCCATGAAGCCGCTAAAAATAATTACTGGTGTTGAAATGACAGAGTTAGAAGCATCCATAGCTCCTAGCCTTATAACTAACTCTCTGCCTTGATAAGGCTCATTTCGAGCTTTACTTATCAATGGCTCCATAACACCAGATAAGGTTACAGTCATACCGTTTGCAGCTAAGTCCGCAGACTCTTTCATGCTACTGATATTAAGAAGTGTGCCGCCGCCGACGTAAGTGACACCGCTAACGGTTAAATCGCCAATACCATTCCACAGGTTAAGAGCGCCACTATCAAAATCACACTGCACCAAAACAATAGGACGTACCACTTCGGCAGTGGCAGCCGTTTGCATTCCACTGGAAAGAGTTCTGCTCATATCGCCTCAACACACGCAAAGGTAAATCCATAAACACCAGCTTTGTTGATATTCCAATCAATATCATTTGACGCAAGACGCCACGTACCCGTGGGCAAGCTAAAATCTAAAGTTGTAGAACTCGTTATAGCGGTACGCAAAGGCGGCATGATATCCAGGGTACTCGCATTCTCAGCGGTTAGAATGTAAAGCGCTCCACCCACCTCGAAGTAGTCGCCAACCTCAACGGAACTATTGACTGTGCCAGTTACATTGGTCGCGCCTTTCGCTCCGCTAGTAATGGAGCCAGAGCCACCACTTACATTGTGCAGTGGGTTACCCATACTAAAGGTCTTTGCCTGTCCTCTCAGTTGAGCAAAGAAGGCTTCCATTTGCTTCGCATCCGAACGCTTTAAAGGAGGAAGCTTTATCTCTGCCTCCCATCGAACGCCTTGATGCTCATAGGTTTGCTGGTCGAAAGTGAATGGAGAAGTGCTGATAGCTGTAGCAGATACCAAGCGCATCGTCATCGATTGAAAGCCAAAATTAGGGAAAGTGAAATCAGCCATTAGATACCCATCGCGCTTCCATAACTGCCACCACGCATTCTACCTTCTGCTACTGCCGCTTTAGCCGCTTCACTGATTTGTGGCAACAGGTTAGCAACTTCCGCTCTAACAGTTTGCTGAACGCCTGTGGTGACGTTGATTGTTTGATTTACAACCACGGGCTGCATGCCGCCGCCTTCATGGTCAATAACTGTTTCATTCGGGTGCAAGATAGCAGGGAATCCACCGCGACCATCAACACCGCCAGAGCGAGAGCCTCGCCCGGTAAATCCGCCACCCTCGAACGATGCTGCAGTCTGCGCCGCAATTACACCGACAGACGCATAACCCATGCCTCTTATGAAATTAGAATAAGCTATCCCTTTCGGCCCAGGGAAGAACGCTAAAGCCTCAATTGCCGCTTTTTCTGTATTAATAATCGTCTGAGCAATCGCTAAAGCCTGTTGTGCCGCAAAAATAGCTTTATAAGCGGTTGAACCTTCTTTCATGAGTGAAAGCAAACCAGAAGCAAGTGTTTGAGCAGAACTCAAGGTTTGCATTCTGATTCTTTCTTGTCCTTGCTGAATTCTTTGTTGGTCTGCGAGCGCTTTTTTGTCAGCAGCCTCTTTCCTAATTCGGTCTGCTTCCTCAAGAGCCGCCTTCTCTGCTAAAAACTTCGCTTTTAGGTCAAGCAGTGCTTGATTACGAGCTTCTTCGCTACCAATCAATTCTATTGTGGCATTCTCGATAAGAGCTTTTTCTGCTTCAAAATCGCGCAGTAAGACACCCTGCTTACCAAGCGTAAAATTCTCGATGTCCAGAAGCATCTTGTCGAATCGAGCCTTCTCTTGCTCTGCTTTCCTCTTGGCCTCCGCAGCCGCTGCCTTTTCTTCTCTTCTGGTCTTTTCGGCCGCTTTTTGAGCCTTTTCGTGAGCGTCAATCTTGTCAAACATCGTTAAAATGAGCTTGCGCTCTACGTCATCAACCTTCAAAACAGCTAATTGATACTCAAGCTTCTTGCGAGCACTAAAGCCTACTACCGCAGACTCTTCGCGCATCCTCATTATCAAATCATCTATGGATTTAATTCTTTCGCGTTCGCGCTCTGCCGCCTTGATTGTCTGCTCAATGTTTGGGTCGGCAGCCGCAGCTACTCCAGCTAATTCCGCTTGCTGTTGAATCAGCTTTTCATTTGTTTTATCGATATCTCTCTGCAGACCTTGCAGTGCTGGAGTTAAGTCGCCTTCTATACGACCTACCATTTGAGACTCTGAATCACGCTCAAACATTTCCTTGAGCGCGGCAAGCATTCTTTCAGTTCTAGCAATCTTATTTGTTAGCTTCTCCTGCTTTTTGATTTGCTCATCAATTTGCTTGCGCTTTTGCAGTTTTTCCAATTCAAGCTCTGCGGCAGTGAGTAAGCCGAGCTCTTTTCTCTGCTCCGTAACCGTGTCTGTGAGCTCTTCTATCTCTTTCCTAGCCTCACGAGACATCATAGTGACGCCAGAGAAGATAGCCGCACCAACGGCCAACAGCGCACCAATCATTGCGCCACCTGGGCCGAAGAGAGAGACAATCTGTGAGCCCTGCTGACCAAACACAATCATGGCGTCCGTGCCGGTCTGAAGCTGAACCGCAACGTCCTGCACCTGATGACCCATCTGACCAAAGCCGCCACGTATCATACGGAGCGAGCCGTTAGCCTTTTGATTCGCGGAAATCTGTTGATGCAGCATAGCCAACTGAGCCTTCTGAGCATCAGTGGCATTATTTTGTGCAAGTTTGAGTTGGTCTAAGACGTTCTTGTGCTTGTTCTGCCGGTCAACCAAGCGCTTAGTAGAGGCAATTAAGCGCTCTACTTCATCCTTCTGCTTCTTGGTTGTGTCCTTTACCTGCTTAAGAGCGTTACTCGCCTGGTCATTTGCGACGATGTTTAGGACTGCGGTGATGTTTTCGCTCATATTCTTTTTGCCTCTCTGCCTTTACCCTGTAGAACGTCATCCAGTGATTGAATTCGGAGACGGTCATTTCGAGAATTGTACTGAGCGGCTGACCAAGGCGCTCCGCAAGTTCAAACATCAAATATACCTGCGTGGCGTTCCCTTGGTCATCTATCAGTTTTTTTCGCGGTCCTCTTCGCTCTCCGTTTCTACGCTGAGGACAAATGATGCAATGCGACTCACTACATCTGGGTCAACACTGCTTCTAAGGGTGGCCTTATCGCCAATGTCAAAAACGGGCTCACCCTGAGCATCGGTAGTGCCAAAGATGACTGCATAAACTAGATAGTTCCAGTTATCGTCATCCGCCAACTTCATCCACTTCGCCTTGTCAGCCAGGCTAAGATTCTTTGAGTAGAGAGTCGTATCCCACTCAGGAACCTCAATTTGCCGGACTTCTTTGTTGTTGAAGTGGTTTACCGCTACTTCAATTAGACTCATGTTACACGCTGCCTTCTGCCAGTGCTCCATTGCCGTCTGCGCTAAATGAAATCTCTACCAGACCGTCAAAAGACTGTGAGCGGCTGATTGAGGTGATAATAGCTTGACCGTAGTAGTAAGTGAGACCGGCTGTGTTGCCTTCTGGATAGAGCTTCAGAGCAACCTCTGAGTTCTCGTCCATAGCAAGCTGACCATTAGTATCACTTGAGTCGTAGTAACAGTTCACAGATGCCGTCCAAGACTTCAAAGTAGCCTTTTTGGTCATCCAATCACCTGTTACACCCATGACAGTCGTGTCAACAACTTCTCCAGTGGTTTCTACTGAGAAGTCGCGCACTTCTGCTACCGCATTAGAGCCGATGTAAACCGCGCCCTCTTTACCTAGAAATGTTGACATTTGAGTTTCCTCTTAATGAGCGAGCGTAAAGCTCAAGTTTACCTTAAAAAAAAATAGTTGACTAACCTTCTGGA